AGCTTTGATTTCAGCAATGATCGCAACCTTCTCTTCGTAAGTTCTGACTTCCATAACCTGCTTCTTCTCCGGCATCGCCTGTTGCGCCTCCGCAGCAAACTTCGCCGCATCCATCCTCGCCCTGTGGTCTGGATACATCTTGATGACTTCCTTCGTCACCAGTTTGCCGTCTTCAATCGTCGTTTCCCTCCCCCTGAACGCCTGTTCTGCATTCATCGCGTCGGCTACGACTTCGGCAATCTTGTTGACTCCGGCGTTTTTCAGGGCAAGGAGTTCCTGAAGACGAAGGTTGTTGCTGGTCTTCTCCTTCACTCGTTCCAGGGCGTATGACACTTTGTTGGCAATCGTTTCATCCTTACCCACCAGCCCCGCAGCCCTTGCTTTTTCAAGTCGCGTTGCGTCAGGATTCATCAAGTGAGCCTTCATGATGTTGATCTCCTGACCCGTAAAGCCCTGCTCTTCCTTGAGCTTCTGACGCTTGGCAAGGGATTTCTTGCTGAGCTTCTTACGCTTGATGGTCGGAGTCTCGATGGTTGATGGAAAAATCTCAATATCAGTGATTTCGTCAGACATTGTTCCACTCCAGGATAGGTTCTTCAGGATTGTCAAAGACCTCGTTAAGCTCAGGATTTACCGCGCAGAAATCGTTTTCGCAGCCGACCCCATAGACTAGCTGCTCGTCACTCGGATGCACCCTCAGAGCCGGTAATCCTTTGCACCAGGGGCATTCCTTGATAGTCTTTTGCAACTCTCCTAGGGACGCCATCCACTGCTTGAACTCGTTGACCGTTCCATCAGGCTTGTGAAGTTTGTAGAGACGGTAGAAATTCACCCATGAAGAATCGTGCTCGATCTCGCCGGCTTGAGTTGCCATTATTCCCCCTCGTCAATTTCAGCTTGTAAAAGCGCCACTAATTCAGCCTTTACCATTTCCAAAACGGCTATCCGTAATCCGCAAGGGACGTTATCACTGTAAAATGCGGCATCTCGTATCCTCTTGTAAATATCTGCAACAGGGTCAGAGTTCGCTTTATACGCAGAAAGATCAACAAGTTTAGGCGTATATTGCGTTAGGTCGCTACCGGCAGCAACTTTCTGTGTCTTGCTGTTTCTTGAAAGCACCGCTTTCACAATCTTCCTGATTGTAGATGATATTTCCATTCACATCCCCATTTGACCAACTATCAGGTTGTGTTTCATCACTTCGCACAAGGCAACGCATTCGCTCATTTTCATGCCTGATTGCACAAAGCGAGCTGCGTACATTCCATCGCGGTCATCGAGAAGGATCACCAAAACTTTCGTAGGCGTCACGACACCAGATGCGATGTCATCAAGCGCACCGTGCAAGGCATCTTCCGGACGCATCATTGTTGCATCGTTTTTGTACTCACCAAGACTTTTGACCTTGCTCATATCGTTCCCTCTCTCCCGAAATCCGGCAATCCATCTCCTTCTACAGCGCACCACAAATGCAAACAGAATGGATGAATATTGATATGCTTCGACTCAGCAGGAAAGATTTGCAACGCCTGCCGATCCTTGCCGATGAAAAGCGCCTTCACGTCCTGCATGTCTTCATAGGAAGGCAACCGCTTTTGCCGCGACATCGACACATGCAGCCACGTTTTACCATCGCCCTGGATATTATCGGCGGTAAAGATGACCTTCAGGCCGTCTTTTCGCACATACCATGACTGACCAAAGAACTGGCTATCATGACCGACTGACAACTTTTCCCACCCCAAAGGCATAACGGAAGGAGAGTATTTTTGCGTCAAGGCAAGCTGCTCGTAAAATTGTTTAGCGTTCAATGCAGTTCCTCCTTCGGTATCAACAGCGCCCTCAGTTCTTCGCCAAACAGTCCGGTGACGAATTTCGACGTGTCCTGATACGCTTTCGCCGCCCCATGTCGTTCGTGATTCTCGTCCATCTGACTTCTCGTAAGCGCCGGATGCTTCTGCAACGAAAGATTCGACTTCATCAGTCTGTCCAAGGTCTGAAGGAGGAAGACGAGTCGCTGTTCCATAGGCAGGGCTTTCAACGCTTCAAAGCCGGATAGGGTTTCGGTTACTTCCTCAGACATACTCTCCCCCTCATTTTTTGGAATTGTCAAGAATTTTTCTGCCAGTCTGCGCTTCGTACTTCATTTTGTTTCGGTCGATAATTGCTTCAAGCTGTCCTTCTCTAAAGATTCCGTTACCTTTCTTGCCGGCGTTGTCAAAGACAGTGTGATGCTGAAAACAGACGCAGATTGCATCGTAGTCCGACCCTTTCAACGACGTGCCACCTGTCGAGGTATGATGATAAATCTTTTGTCCCATGCACGGCCCACGACCTCGTAACTCGCATTCCTGAGTTAAAAGCCACAGGAGGAAATTCTTATCACGCGGAGTTTTTACTTTCCAGTTTGCACCCGTCATCAGTACGAACGCGAGTAGACGATGTCGTTCACTTCACCGCCTCCCCCAACTTCCTCGCCCTCTCCGTCATCTCGGCAAGCCGTCTATCTTTCTCCCTTGATCGCTTAACCCCCGCCCGTGCTTCTTCCGGTGTTACCCCTAAATCGGCAAGGGCTTGTTCTGCTGTTGCCAACCTGGCGCGGAGGGTGGAGAGTTCGGAGGCAGCACAAATAGGGCATCCACAGTAAAGGTCATGCCCGCAATGCTCACAGGTAAATGCGTTTGTGTCATGGTCAAACGCTTTGACCAATTCAATAGCTTTACATTCTTCGTCGTACCTACTCATCCCTTCCCCCCTTTGCGCCGGATGGCTTTCAACTTGACAGCCCGTTCACAGCAAAGATTAAGAATTGTTCGGCTGTTCATTCTTTTCCAAATTATCACTCCCCCCTCCCCCGCAGCGCGGGTGTTATCTAAAACGGCAACTCGTCATAGTCATCCACACGTGTTGACTCCAAAAGCCTCTGCTTCACCGCCTCTGCCGTCACCGCTCCCAAATCGTACACAGTCACTGGGACTCGACCCAACTTTTCAACAGCCGCCAAACAAACGTCTCGATCCACAAACGTCATGCCGTAAATCGCTTGAGCCCCGAACAGTTTGGTGAATCCGACATTGCCACCGACAGCAGGAACGTCAACGCGAACGAATGTCCCACCAAGGCTGTACTCACTCACCTTCCCGGCTATTGTCTGACGGCCCATCAGTTCAAGAATCGCGTAGAGGTCAGGGGAATCAGTCATTTCATCATCTCCTTCGCAATCTCCACAGCCCTCGCCTCATCGCACTTCTCACCTTCCATGATGATAGCAACGCGCTCTAGGAACTCGCAGTTCTCGTCGGTGATAGGGGTGTCGAAGACGCTCATCGCTTCTTCCTCCCGTATTCGACCGCAAAGCCCATAGCCACAACGCTTGCTGCAACGCTTACTGCCGCATGAGCCAAAGCTATTGACATATCACCTATCGACGCCTTGAAAATCGCGGTCAACAACCATAGCGCACTCACAATGCCCCATACGATTATGTGGATCATTTTGCCTCCGGTCTTTTCATGCCCTTCACGTTCCCAAGGTACGACTTATGTTCTTCAAGCGTACGACGTGCGTTTGCGACCTTAGTTTCTCCGGTCGCCAGCAAATAAGAATGAGCAGCGTCCCATGTGTCATGCACTATCTCGTAATCAGTCACTTTCTGCCGGCGTTTTCCATTGACCCATATAGAAGTATCGCTCTCTCGTTCAACTTCGATTTCGGTAATTTTAGCCTCCACTTTCCAGCGACCACTTCCAGTAATATACTTTTTCATTTTGCCTCCAAGAGAGACGGATTTTCGTAGATATTTCCGATGACCCGCACCGTTAAATTATGGTCCGATAGCCACCCATTATCTGTTTTATCTGCAAGTTCGTATTGCCAGCAACCTGCACCTGATGCCCAAGAAATCACCGCGTTATTGACTCCATCAGTGATTATGTCGCCCTCGTAAATCTCCTTGTCGTTCTTGTCGCGGAGTCCAGTGAATTGCATAACCTCGCACTCTGTCCAATCGCCATGCTCATTGTGGTAGGCGACATACAGCTTGCCGTAAGAAAGTCCGGTAAAGTAGCGTTGAGTGTCGCAGACATGACAACCGTCCTCGATGTATGGCTGAGTATCGTTCTCAATCTCGTCGCCATAGACCATCTTCCCCCTCTCTGCATCCCAGGCTCTAACGCGGATCTCTCTCACAGCGCCCTCCTTTTATAATCAGGCATAATAACCCCGCGCCGTCCATTGAAACGCGGCTGACAAATCTTCTTGAGACACACAGGGCAATAGACACCCTTCTTGCTCTCGACCTCGCTGCCACATTTGATGCAGGGTTTCACGGTTCAGAAACCTTGAGCAATTCCATCGCCTGTTTAATATCATTAATGGTGACTCCACCAGGGCAACGTGAATATTGAATTTCTCGTTGTAAGTGTGCCCACAGCCGCGACAGGTCTAACTCTGTTACGTAATCCTCTTGGCTTAAATAGCATCTTCCAGGCGAAGAATAGCCCCGACCATCTGCGTACCACGTCTCAAGATCGATTCGTTCTGCGCGATATCCTTCCCCGACCGTCGCCCATTTCCGACCTACCTTCGTCACTTCAACTTCGTATGGCGCACTTCTTCGCGGCACATACCAGAGTTTTTGACCCACCTTTAACATTGTCATCCCCCTATCACCCTACTCACCGTCTTCGCACACCACGAAGCACCCGCAGACGTAAGAACTCCCTTAGAATTAAGAATCGACGCAGCAGCAGTCAAAGACCCCCCAACCTCCAACGCCCCCTTGACCACGAGAAACACCGAGTCACGAAACGCCTGCGCCTTCTCCTTTTTCAAGATCGCCGCAGCTTTACGCGCATTGGTCATGTCAGCACCTCTGTACCCACCTAACTTGACCCCTCTCGCTTTCGCAGCAGCAAGCGCAGCTTTCGTCCGTGAACTGATCCTTCGCCCCTCAAACTCAGCAAAATTTGCCATGCCGACAAGAATCATCCGGCCTTCATCACTCTTTGGGTCGATGTCCGGAAACTCAGCAAACCGAATGCTTACTCCGTAATCGTCCAAAACCTCAAGAAAGAACCGGACATCACGTGCTAAACGGTCAACTTTACCGATGACAAGAACCGCAGAACGAGACTTACATTCCGCCAGTGCAGCCGACAACTGAGGCCGGTCACGCTTTCTCCCTGATTCAGTCTCCACGTACTCAGCGGCCAACGACGCACCAACAAACCGCTCCACCGCAGAACGTTGCGCATCGATCCCATAAGCTGCGGCAACTCTCTTACCATCTTTCCCAATGCTGTCCTTCGAAAGACGCAAGTAAGAAACATAAGTCATTGGTAGCCCCTGGCAATCTACTTGAGAAATTGGTTCAGCCACGTGACTTCTCCATAAGAAGGTCTAACGCACACCGGATAATCTCCGAATACGTCTTCCCGGTACGCCGCTTCTCGGCCACCAGAAAATCATAGTAATGTTTCGGTACAGACAGGTTTATAGTCATACTCGCCCCCTGACGATCAGTTAGTTTTGCACATAAATACCACACGCCAGAAGGGTAAGTCAAGCATATTTTGCGTAAGAAAAAAATTGGGAGAAAAATTTTTAAGGGGAAAGGTCATTTGGAACATGGAAAATGGGGCAGGCTTGAGAGGGGAGGTG